ACGTAACTTGGCGTGGGAGTATCCCAACGTCAGGTTCTGGGCGTACACCAGAAACTTTGATGTAGTGAATGATGTGATAGGTCCGCCTAATTTCATTCTGTACTTGAGTGTGGATGATGGGAATTTGGTGAACGCATTTCTTGCGAAGAAACGATACCCCGAAGTTAAGTTGGCATTTTGTGCTGACACTTGGGATGAAACAGAGAGTCTCGCTAACCAGTTTTATGGTGAGCGTATAGGTCCCCGTTGCCCTGAACTGACCGGCAAGTTGCCGTTAGTAGTTTGGGACACGGAGAAAGAAGGTCACGGTGCGTGTGTTGAATGCAACATGTGTATCGATGGCTTAAACAACGTGAGGTTCGCTTCACAGAAAGGGTAACGATGATTACCAAACAACAGGTGATTGATGCTATTAATAACGATGTTATTGATGGTGACGGTCACAGCATTATGGACCCAACATTTTATACAGATGCTGGGTTCGACTGTGAGCATTTGGCTACGGAATTTGAGTCAGATACTAGCAGTCCGAAGACCACCATTTTTAAGAATGGTGTTCCACAAGAGAAGGTCACGGGCATTTATGCTCTGGACTTTCATTATTGGATAGCGGGCGAGTGTGGACTGATGCGTGGTAAGGATTACGACGATAAAATCGGGCGTGGTTCACAGGCACAGGCTATTGCTGGTGCGTTGCAAAGATGGGCTAAAGAAAAGGAGATTGTATGACAACCATCGAAAGAAGCGAGGCGTTTTATGCTCGTGAAATTATGGGTGATGCTGGGGCTTTGTTTCCTGTGTATTATCCTGCGGCAGAACATTACTGCTTGCGAAGAGAAGACGCTCACATTCCTACGTTTGAGAGCGGCGTTTACAAGAGTACACCTTTATACAAGTTCGTTGTCCGTGAGGACACTGGGCAGGTAGTCGGGTTGCACTCTGGTAAATATCCTGAGGTTGATGGATATCAACTCATCGCTGATATGGCTGATGATATGTTCCCTCTGTCAACTATGTCCTGTACACTCTGGGGTGCCGGTGAGAGGGTTGCGGTTACGCAAGAACTCTCGGAATCCATAGATCTTGGGGGTGGAGATAAAATCCAATCCCATTTAGTGTGGATCAGTTCCTTAGATGGTTCTTGGTCAACCAGTGTGTACGATATGCAACACAGGTTCTTCTGCCAAAACCAATTAGTGGGTAAACCATTATTGAAGGTTAGGCACACGAGGAACCATGATGACATCTTGGAGATGAAAGCCATAATTCTGAAAGAGGCAGCGCAACAGGCGTTGGCTTGGCAAGGTAAGGCTCTCATGTTGAAGGAACAACCTATGATTGATACAGAGTTCTTTGAACTGATCAATCAGTTGGTGCCTATTGAAGATGACATGTCTACTCGGAAAGAGAACTCTGTTCGGAAGGCTCGTAGTTCCATGCTGTACAGGTGGAATCAAGAGACAACCCAGTGGGGTGATGGTAATGGTTGGCTTGCTTGGAACGCTATTCAAGGTGCCGAGCAGCACACTGTTAACTCTGGGCGAGAACGTGATAAGGCTAAGTCATTGCAGAAGGCTCTTGAAGGTAAAACTCCTTTGGCTAACAAAGCAATGGGATTGATACTGGCTCAATGATTGCAAAAATATTATTGGTCGGTGCTTTGGGAGTGGCAGGGGCGTGTTACCCTGTCGCTTCCACTAGCCGAGTTCAAGTGCCTGTTATCACAGTGCCTACTTCAACAACGATGGCGTGGGAGGAAACTGACTACGCTAAACATGTTGCGTCTAAACCTATAGTGGAGTGTCCTGCATACGGTTCGTGTGACATACCGGAACATGAGTACATTGCTCATCTTCCCACATTGCATGAACTGGTGCGGTACTACTTTGAACCTGAAGATGTGCCTCTGATGTTACGAATCGCTTTCTGCGAGTCGTCCGCTAAACCGGATGACAAATGGTCAGAGGCTATCAACAAGTCCAGTGGGGCTACAGGCTGGTTCCAACACTTGCCGAAATGGTGGGAAGAAAGAAGTTACAAAGCAGGGTTCAGCGGTTGGTTGGCTGTTGAACCACGAGCCAATGTTGGTGTCGCTGCTTGGCTGTACTACAAACAACCACATCCAAAGTGGGGAAATGCCTCACATTGGTATCCAAGTAGATCATGTTGGGAGGACTAACAATGATTAAATTAAATAACGGAGCCACTCCGATAGTGTGGCTGGTAAGAAATGGTGGAGAAGGAGAACGTCCTTTTTGTGGGGTTCTTGTCGCTAGACCAATGGCAGGAATACACTCATATGTTTGTTGGAGTATGTACTCTGATGATGGCGAAACATTTGAATGTGTATGGGGTAACTATTGCCACACAATAGATGAGGCTATTGAATCATTCAATGAAAGGATTGCAGGTTCAGTAGATGATGTTAGAATATATGAAAACAGAACAGGAGAGTTAGTTTGAAAATATTAAATGAAATGCCATCCGTTAAACGAAGTGGCAGGGAAGAACGTTACCCATGGGGCATATGGTTCGATGGTAAGGTTCGACTACTGGAAGGAGACAAAGATTTTGATTGTCCACCTAAGAGCATGAAAGCAAATATTTATGCAGCCGCTCGTAGACACGGAGTAATAATACAAGTTCGTTCGCTTGGCAATGATCTTGCTATCCAAGCCTCATAATCGGCGGTGCGGGGACGGGTTACCCTCCTTCTCGTCCTCGTACTGCTCCTTTAGGAGACAGGATGAGAACTGACTTGCAACTAGAATGCAAACCCATTCCGATGGGTGCGGGACTTTCTATGACACGCTGGATTGTATTTCAAGACGGTAGGATCAGAGAATTGTTTGACGATAAAGAAGAAGCATTACATTATATTAATAGGTTAAAAGAAGACTGGTCATCTAAAGATGAATAGTTTTAAACATGGGTTATCAGCATATAAGAGAAGCCGTTGCAGATGTGACATCTGTTCAGCAGCAAACCTTGAATACGAACGCAACAGAACTATCAAAATTCGGAAGCGTTCCAAACACGTTGTTGACCCATATGACACCTACACATTAGGAGAATTAAAAGCCATACGACAAATGGAAGGAACATAACATGGCAACTAAGAAAGAACTCTCTATAGAGGAGAGATTAAAAGAAATAGAAGCAGTGATATACCCTGACGGTAAAGAAGCAGGGTCTGTCGCTGACGCTATAACAGGGATAATATCCATATTCCAACACCTACTCAAAACAGTAGGAGATTACATGAACGAACAAGTCAACAGGGACGAAGAGTTCATGCAACATGTTGGATGGATATTCCAATCGTTAGGTGGAGAAATTGAAGTAGATGGACCTGAGCCTAGCGACAAACCAGACCTAACAGTTATCAAAGGTGAGGGCTGATCCTCTTGGCTTGTGATACTTTCATGCTATGCGGGATACCCCCTAGGGTATCCCGCCATGCCATGTATACATGGGGTAGAATTTAATTATGCAACCACCTGAAGATCGAATCATCCTCCGCCAATCTTGGCTCGGCACCCTAGCGATGTGTCCAGAGCGAGCCAGACAAGACATGCTGGGCATCGCCGAGTCCACCGAGTCCACCAACACTGCGATAGGCACCGCAGTCCACTACGGCATCGAACAGTGTCTCACAGAGCAAATGCAAACAGGGAGTCCGTTATCAAAAACGGACACCATAGATGCATCGTTAGAAGAGTTGACTAGAAAAGAACAAGAAATAGTTAGATGGAACCACAAGATAGAAGAGTGTAGAAAAATAGTTGAACTCAACACAGTAGCATGGTGGGATGAAGTAAGAGAAGATATTAAACCAATTGCAGTTGAGCAACACTTTGAACTACCACTCGTGGTTGACCACAAACCAGAAATCTGGTTACAGGGAACCATCGACTGTGTACAAGAGTTCCCACGACCAATAATAGATTGGAAAAATCCGGGTCGTAAACCATCAGACGACTGGGAAAAGAAACGATGGTCAGTTCAAGCAGCAGCATACACTTGGGCTGTGTCAGCGATGGCAGACAACAACCTTAAAGAACCTTTAGATTTTGAGTTCGTACACCTTGTCAAAGGCAAGGTGCATCGGACCACAGTGAACGTAGGACCGGCGGGGTGGGCATCTTTGGTTGCGCTTGCTCGCTCCGCTGGAACACTCATATCCGCAGACCTGCCCGTATGGCCTTTAAACATGGTCGGTTGGCATTGCGCTCCGAAATGGTGTGGAGCGTGGTCAACATGTCGTGGCAGGTTTGCGGGACCAGACCCATGGAACCAACTATAGAAAAGAGGTAGACCCAATGGGAGAAAAAACAGATAACACCTTCACGGTGTTTCGGAGACAAGTTATCCAAACAGGTAACTATGAACCAGCAGAGGCATCGTGTTCGGTAACGATAGCGGTGGACTCTGACGACAAAGAGGCAGTAGCCGAAGAAATAGCCAAATGGGGTGAAACTTTGGAGATAGCCAACTATGAGGCACTCGGTGTCGGATATGAACTATCCGAACAGGGGGTGCGTATGATACAGAAGGAATTTCCTTCGACCACTAAAAGTACTCCCGTGGCGAGTGCTTCGACCAGCAATAATTCCTACAGTACTAAAGGTACGGGAGGAACCTTGGAAGAAATTTGGAAAGACTTGATGGACAATCAGTCCAACTGGTGGGACCCAAATTGGCAGAAGAAATTAGATCCAGATTCTAATTTCAACAAGGCAGGACCTGACTATAAGCGTAAGGCTGATGGTAAAGGAATCTGGCTAACCAAGAAGGACGGCAAGTCTCTTGTCCCCGATTGGTTTGTATGCCCATTCACTGGTAAAGACTCCAATGAATTGAGCGCCATAGGCACGGAGATTCGTTCCTAATATGGCTACCCTGCATTCGCAGGATGAAGTGGCTGAACGCCTCGTCGTCGCTCAGGGCGGCGAGGTGGACAGCGACAAGCAACCAAGCAGATGGGCTGTTACTTCTCAGGTCGTTCAAAACCTTATAGGTTTTATACGCAACCCGACAGAACGATGGTACCTAGGTTTCCCTGAAATAGATTTAGCAACACGAGGTGTTGGTAAAGGGGAAGTGCTACTGGTTGTGGGTCGTTCCCACACAGGGAAGTCACAGATTCTGCTCAACTCAATAGTAACTAACCTAGTAAATGATTCTAATGCTCACGTTGTGATATTTTCAATGGATGAGCCAAGAGAACTGGTTGCGATGAAACTGTTTTGCTTATTGCAAGGGCGTTCCTCCACTGATGTGGAAGAAGCAATCAAAGCAGGAGACAGAAACATAATAGATGCGTTAAGTTTAGCCTCCGAACGGGAACTGTCTCGCATCGCAATCATCGACGAATCAATGTCATTAGAAGCCATGTCAGCAGCGATGGATGAAGCGAGAGAATGGTGGGGTACCAACC